ACGAGCCGTAATCGTCGCAGAAGTAAACGTAATATCCGCAAAGTCTGTCAGCGCAGTAGTTCCAGAAGTTGTTGGCGTTACATTTGTAAGCGTCCCACCACCAGCACTGTAAGAGCCAGAGGCACTAACTTCATTAGATGTTGTGTAAGCTGTTGTTGCAGCAGTGAAAGAAGCGTTGTTATCATACAAAGCTAATTTAAATGTATCACCACTTGAGTTGGTAAAGTTGTGACTTCCCGTAAGCAACTCTTGCTTAAAAGAAGTACACATAAAGTTTCCACTAAAGGCCATGTTAAAGTCTCCTTATAAGTTCAGCCAGATCGGGATGTCCCGCATCATTAAGTGCATTATACACATTTGTGCGGTCACTGCGAATAGCTTGTCTCATATAAAATGCAACCAGCTTTTCAATGTGCTTTGAAAAAGCACGAGCTTGGTCCCGTATGCCAGGATGAGTGCTATCGGAAACCGAAATTACCTTCTCAACACATTGCTCTGCTAACTCTTCAGGCGTGAACCCTCGATTCTCTGTGGTTCTCACACCCACTATTTGTTCATGTTGAGGCACACTCACATCTATTTTAAACATTATGTCTTCTCCCTAAGAACCTTACCACGACGATATTCGTCTGTTGTTTCTTTGGCTTCTCCTAGTTGTTTCAAACCAATTAAGGATTCTTGAAAACGACGGTTATACATAGACATGACATCTTGCTCACCCTTCATGTAAATGTACGCCTCAATCAAAGCCCCGTACAGTAAAGACATTTCTGCATTATCACTAAGCCAGGTTGTGCCACTGTCCGCTCCGGCCGTGATACTGGCAGGGCGATAAAAATAATGAAGCTCCGCCGTGTAAGTAGTATCAGGAGTAGGAGCCAGTAAAAAGTTATCTACATCAAAGACGGCATAGTATCGAGGGGCACCCGTCGTAGTAGCATCGGGTGTATATGTTTGAAGAAAACTTGGATCTTTGAAGTCTATGAAAAACTTATCGCCGTCCGACCCTGCAAGACTCAAAGAAAAAGGAGCTAGAAAATCACTAGGACATGCTAGGTATTTATTGCTTGCAGTTGTAGACGCACTGGCGTTTTTACGAAACAAACTTAATTGAACGTTTTTTAAAATACGTTCTTCTGCTATTCGAATAAACAAAGGTAGGTTTGTTACGAAAGATGTTTCATCATTCTCCGTGTAGTCTTGTATTGCAGTTTTAAGTTGTGCGTATGTAAAACTCACAATCTAACCTTTCAATGATGATGTTGGCACCGTGTGTGAACTACCGGTATATCGCGCTTTACCAATAGAAATTCGAAGGTCTTGAATATATCCATTAAGATACGCGCCCGAATGATGCCGACCAATCCGAACATTGTTAGTCGTATAATTTGTTGTATTTGACCCGCTATGAACTTGAGTGCCGTCTATGAAAACGCGTAACGTTGAAGTATCTCTTGTGATTGCGCCATAATGCCAAGTACTAGTACTTATACTATTGTAATTGCTTCCACTTCCATCATTGCCCGTAATCCAATCGCTATCATATAGCGCAAGGCTGTTGTATGTATGCCAATAAAAAATGCCCAAGACGCTTGTGCTATCGTTCATAAAGTACACTAACGAGCCTTGTGCATCGACTTCAGTTCTAAAAAAGAACTCCACAGTAAATTGATTAGTTCCTAAATTATAAATTGAAGAAGTAGGTGTTTGAACATAATCATCAGACCCGTCGAAATAAACGCTTGCGGTACTGGCAAATTTTGCCTGTGTTGTACTTGCCGCCGCCCCATCAATTAACTGTAAATTATTTACCTGAGACTTATCAAGCACATGTGCATCTGTGCCTTTAATATGTAGACCAGAATTACTGTCAGTAGACGTCTGTGCTGTTGGCACCGTACTCTCTGGAGCAGTCCCGCCAGTTACATATTGAAAGTCAGCGACATAGCCGAACAAATTACCAAATGTATCAACGCCTGACGCACCACTAGGGATATTTCCAAGGATTAAAGATCGACTAGGGTTACCTAGTGTTGATACATCAACTGAGTGAATTGACGTTCCATTCGCCTTGATCGTCAATGTGTTACTTGATCTGGTTAATTCGTAAAAATACCACTGATCAAGCTTTGGATAAAAGCTTAAATTTGTGTTTGTGAGAGTTCCCGATGAGTTCATCCATGAGAAGACAACACCGTCACTGTTCGCCCCTCGGACACTCAACGCTAAACCGCCAGCCGAATAAAAATTACCAAAATATCCGTAAATATAGCCCAAATTTTGAGCATAATAGTAGTTGTGCCTTGCCCAAAATTTTATTGTGAAATCCGAAGTCAAGTCAAAATCAGAGTGATCCGCGACACTTAAATAATCACCGTTGCCGTCAAAAAAAACAGAGCCGCCATTAGTGCTTTCTGAATACTCAGAGTTATTATATGGCGAAGAGGCTCGTGTATGTGTGCTACCACTCAAAGTTATAGTATGACCTGTTGAGGATCCATCTGCAATATAAGGCAAATGACAAAGCAAAAGTTTAGTGTTAGTGACTGCCGTCAAAGGCTCTGTTGGGACTGTAATACTGGATTGTGTAGCATCGTAAGCACTACTTCCCTTTAGCCAACGCATATCTCGCACAAGACCATCTATGTAATAGTTTGCAGAACTTCCATAATATCGTCCAATAGTAGCATTAGAAAAGTCCGTATCGTAACTTGAAGTTGCAGTAGCAGTCCTTGTACCATTATGAAATATTGATAACGTGGTCCCTGTGCGACACAATACTACATGGTTCCATTGACCTACCGTTGCTGCCCCCGTGCCGCTACTATTGATAATAACAGCCCCCGCAGACCCGCCTTGGAAATACCAATAATTGGACTCATGGTAAATAAGCTGAGTGCTTGAATCGTTTCCCGTGGAAATTGCTATATGAATATTTGAAGTATTACCTGTCAATGTCTCTGGCTTCCAAAAGAACTCCATACTAAATTCGCCAGTACCAAAATCATGTTCCGCATTATCTGCTATGGTCAAATAATCTGTTGAACCATTGAAATGTGTGCTATATCCTCCATGCCTGTAAGGTGAAAAACTCCCAGCAAGAGAGTGATTGGTCACAGTAATAGTATGAGCAGTGGACGAACTGTCCGTTATGCTTTGATTGCCGCCTACCGCGTTATCAGTCGCCATTAATAATCTGGTGAAATTACTGTCCGCAATACTAAACGCTATTGAAAAAGATTGAGTTACGTTCGCAATATTATTCCCATCACTCACATCAAAACGGACTGTTATAGTTCCGCCGCTTCCTGAGGTCACGGGCACCAACGTAAAAGTATTTCCTGATTGATTAGAGATCGGCAGACTAGGTGATGAAATAACGTCACTTGCCGTCCCACTCGTTACAGTGGCAGAGTACACAAGCGTTTCAAGATCTGGATCAGTGGCATTGATCGTTATAACTGTGTTCGACCCGGCTGTTAATCCAAAAGTTCCGCCCGTCGTAAGATTATTTGCACCAGCACCGCCTGTGTTCTCAGAAAAACTAGTAATAGTTGGCGTGGTGTTTGTGATTGTAGCCAATAAGAAAAAGCCACTAGTTTGTTTTACGTAAAGCTTATTTGCATCAGTATCGTAATGTAAAGACCCTTCAGAGGCAGACGCTGCATCCGTCAGCATTGCAGCTTGGTTTGTATGAACAGTTACACCTGTTCCCCCCGCCGCTGCCCAACTTAACGTTCC